AAAAATTAAAGTACCTTTAAGCTATGCTCCTAGACAAAAAGTTATTGCGCGGTTAAATGAACAAACAAGAGACCCTAATATAGCTATGAAACTTCCACGCATATCCTTTGAAATTACTTCAATGGATTATGATGCAAATGCACGCGTATCTAAACATAAAAAATATACAAAGGTTGTAGTAGGTGATACATTACAATTAAGTAAATTAGGTGCACCAGCCGTATATAAGGTTGGATTTGAATTAAATATTCTAGCTTCAACTCAAGATGAAGGTCTACAATTGTTAGAACAGATACTTCCAATGTTCCAGCCAGAATATACAGTAACTATAAAGGATGTTCCAGATATGGATTTATCCACCGACACTCCGATAGTTTTAGAGAGTGTCACCTTAAATGATGATTATGAGGGTGATTTAGTCACGAGGAGAGCTATAATATATACGTTACAGTTTGGAACTCGCATTCGTTATTACAGAGGTTTAGGAAAGAGCAAACAAATTCTTAATACAGAAGTTGATTACTCAGAAAATGTTGACCCAACAACTCATAAAATTGAGACACAGGCGATAGACGGTACAACTACTAGCGATGGTGCTGGTGGTTATAAAGAACCGTATACCGAAACAATCAACTTTTTTGACACTGACGTATAGGAGATGTTATGGCTTACCAATTTAAAGCGAAATTAATTAAAGTCGTTGATGGAGATACCATTGATGCAGATATAGATTTAGGATTTGATATATTCATGAGAGATAGGATTAGATTAATGGGTATAGATACTCCTGAGAGTAGAACAAGAAACTTAGCAGAGAAGTCATGGGGAATGGCCGCAAAGCATAGATTGATAGAATTATTAGCAGAAGCTGATGGAGAATTTACTTTGCATACACAAGAGATGGCTAAAGGTAAATTTGGTAGAGTACTTGGGACAATTATGATTAACGGTAAAGATGCTAATCAAAGTCTTATGGACGAGAAATTTGCTATACCTTATGAAGGCGGTAATAAAGATGAAAGCCGAGCTAAGTATGGAGTAGTAGAATTATGGAATACACATTATGAGAACCCACAAGAACACGATGACGACCATGAACATGGAGATGAACCAGAGGGAATTGACTGGCACGCATAACAAAGTTGATAAGGATTACGAAGACGTAAGAAAACAACTATTTGATTTAGCTGAGCAAGGGGATGAAGCAATTGAGCTTATGCTTGAACTTGCTAGAGAGTCAGAACATCCGAGAGCCTTTGAGGTACTTGGTCAGTTAATTAAAAACAATGCTGAGATAGGTGAAAAGATTCTTAAACTTCATAAGAGTAAAAAAGAAGTTGATAAAGATGATATGCCGGCACTCCCAGATGGAAATACAAGCAATGTATTTATTGGCTCTACAGCAGAGCTGCAAAAAATGTTGCGTGATGAGATAGTAATAGAACAAGAACCGGATTTATTTAAAGATGGCTAAACAGTGGGAGAGCATGTACTTAGGCAATCCGAATGTTCGGGGAGCTGATGTAGAACATGCATGGACTAAACCAGAATTAGTTGAATATAATAAATGTCTTAATGACCCTAATTATTTTGCTGATAAATACTGTAAAATAATCCACCTTGACAAAGGGTTAATACCTTTTAATCTATATCCATATCAAAAGGAAATGTTTACTTCTTTTGAAGCTCATAGATTTAATATTGTTCTTGCTTGTAGACAAAGTGGTAAATCAATTGCTGCTGTAGCTTATCTTCTATGGTATACGATTTTTAAAGGTGAACAAGTAGTAGGTATTCTAGCTAACAAAGAAGCTATTGCAAGGGAAATGCTTGGTAGGATTACTCTTATGTTAGAGCATCTTCCATTCTTTTTACAACCTGGCTGTACAACTCTTAATAAAAAATCAATTGCATTTTCTAATAACTCAAGAATAGTAGCAGCTGCTACTTCCTCAAGTTCCATTCGTGGTATGTCACTAAACTTAGTATATCTTGATGAGTTCGCTTTTGTAGATAATGCTACAGAATTTTATACTTCAACATACCCAGTAATTTCTTCTGGTAAAACATCTAAAATTATTATAACCTCAACTGCCAATGGTATAGGTAACATGTTCCATAAGCTATATGAGGGAGCTCTCCAAGGAACAAATGAATTCACATCATTACGTGTAGACTGGTGGGATGTACCTGGAAGAGATGAGAAATGGAAGAAGATGACTGTAGACAATACTTCCCAACTGCAATTTGACCAAGAATTTGGTAACTCATTCCATGGTACAGGTAATACATTAATATCAGCTGATATATTATTAGCTTTAAGAGCAAAGGAACCTGAGGAAATAATTAATGGTATAAAGATATGGGAACAACCTAAGGAAGGACATAATTATTTAATGTTTGTGGATGTATCTAAAGGTAGAGGACAAGACTATTCCACATTTACAATTATAGATGTTAGTACAAATCCATTTGTTCAGGTATGTACATACCGAGATAATATGATGTCGCCTTTATTATTCCCTGACTTATTATTTAAGTATGCTACACACTATAATGAATGCTATGTCGTGGTTGAATCAAATGATGCAGGCCAAGTTGTATGCAATGGTTTATATTATGATTTAGAATATGAGAACGTATTTGTAGAGAGTATGATTAAAGCTAATGCTATTGGTGTAACAATGACTAGAAAAATTAAAAGAATGGGTTGTTCAAACATAAAAGATATAATGGAACAACACAAGTTAGTAATAAATGATGAGGAAACCATAAGAGAGATGAGTACATTTGTATCAAAAGGTTCTTCTTATGAGGCTGACCACAATGCACATGACGATTTAATGATGAATTTAGTTATGTTTGGGTGGTTCACATCTACCCCGTTCTTTGCTGAGTCAACAGATATTGATTTAAAACATATGTTATACTTAGAAAAGGTTAAACAATTAGAAGATGAGGTAATACCAATAGGTAATATGCCATCAAAAGAAGTGGAACATCCGTTTGGAACTGGGTGGCAAGTATGGAGAGGTTGAATATTATAAATAAGTATATTGAGAAAATGTCTTATTATGCAAATCTTATAACAACATGACAAGGGGATTAAATGGCTAATCTAGTTTCGCCTGGAGTACAGGTAAAAGAAATCGATTTAACTAATGTCGTACCCGCTGTATCATCAACAATAGGAGCTATGGCTGGTTCATTCCAGTGGGGTCCAGTTGATGAAGTAACTACTGTTAGCAGCGAAACGCAATTAGTTGAAAAGTTTGGGAAGCCGTCAGCAGACACGTTTGAAAGTGTTTTAACGGCCGCTCAATTCTTAAGTTATGGCAACAATCTAAAAGTTGCCAGAGCTGTTGGAGCATCGGCACTTAACGCTACGGCGTCGGGTACTGGTATTCTAACAAAAAATAAAACTATATTTGACAGTCAAACGCCTGCAGCTGGGGACTGGGCACAAGCCCGTTGTCCTGGAGTTACAGGAAATGCTGTCGGAATAGCATATGCAACTGACCCAACAAGTTTTGCGGGGTCAAGTTGGTGGACTGACAATGTCGAGTCTGCACCCGGCACATCGGCCGGAGCCACAGCAGTAGGTGGTTCAAATGATGAAATCCACATCTTAGTATATGATTCAAATGGAACAATAACAGGTACAGCTAATAGCATACTTGAATATTGGACTTATTTGTCTCAAGCTAGTGATGTGAAAAGCTCTGATGGTACATCTTTATACTATAAAGATGTTATTAATTCAGGGTCAAAATGGGTCTTTATCGGTAATCATCCAGCAACTTTAACAGACGCTGGTGAATCAGCCACATCAAATGCATTTGTACGTGTTGCACACGCGTTTAATGAATTTTCTGGTGGAGCTGATGATAACGTACTAACTGTAGGTGAGACTACTACAGCGTTAGCACAATTTTCCGATGCAGAAACCATAGATGTTAACTTAGTGTTCCAATCAAACTCAGGTTTGAGTGCAGGTGATAATATTACACTAAGTAATTATATAACTGCTTTAACAACAGCAAGAAAAGATGCGGTAGGCTTTGTCTCACCAGAGAGAGCCGCTACAGTAAACGCAGCAGCACCGGCTACTACAGTAGCTACATGGAGAACTGCTTGTACCTCAACGTCTTATGGCTTTGCGGATTCAAGTTCACTTTATGTTTATGACAAATACAATGATGTATATCGTTGGATTTGTGCGGCAGGTTCCACAGCAGGACTAACAGCTAACGCTGATTTAGTCGCAGATGCTTGGTTCTCACCGGCTGGATTTACTCGTGGTAACGTTAGAAATGTTACTAAACTAGCATGGAATCCTAACCAAGCACAGAGAGATGCACTATATAAAACGGGTGTAAACCCTATAGTGACTTTCCCAGGTCAGGGTACGGTGTTATTTGGTGATAAAACAATACAAGCTAAACCAAGTGCATTTGATAGAATTAATGTACGTAGGTTATTTATTGTATTGGAGAAAGCGGTTAGTACAGCATCTAAAGCATCATTATTTGAATTTAATGATGAATTTACAAGGGCTCAATTTAGAAACATGGTTGAACCTTTCTTAAGGGATGTTAAAGGTCGTAGAGGTATTACGGACTTTAAAGTAGTATGTGATGGTACAAATAACACAGGAGCAATTATTGATACCAATAAGTTTGTTGCTGATATTTATATCAAACCTGCTCGTTCTATAAACTATATCACATTAAACTTTATCGCTACTAGAACTGGTGTGGAGTTTAGTGAAATTGCAGGAGGTAATTAAAGATGGCTATTTTAGGCGTAGATGATATGAAAGCCAAACTCGTTGGCGGCGGTGCTAGACCTAATCTATTCAAAGTAACAATGGCTTTTCCAAGCTATGTTACAGCGGATGTATCTTTAGCATCTTATATGTGTAAAGCAGCAACTTTACCAGCTGGCGCGATTGCATCAATTCCGGTTCCTTTTAGGGGTCGTAATTTGCAAATTGCCGGTGATAGAACCTTTGACCCTTGGTCAATAACTGTAATTAATGATACTGACTTTAATGTACGTAACTCTTTTGAACAGTGGATGAACGGGATTAATCAACACCAAGAGAATACTGGGTTAACACAACCAAGTTCTTATATGGCTGATATGATCGTTGAGCAACTGGATAAAGATGGTACAGTTAAGAAAAAGTATGATATTCGTGGCACATGGCCATCAGCTCTCGGTGAGATTGCTGTTGATTATAGCCAAGAAAATGTTATTGAGGAGTTCACAGTTGAACTACAAGTTCAATATTGGGAATCTAATAAGACAACGTAAATCATCATAATAACTTAAGGAGTGCCCTCGGGCACTCTTTCTTAAGTGTTATAAATAATATTTAAGAAAGAGTGTAAAGGATATTAAATGGCAAAAGACAACAATAGATTATTCGGTTTTAGCTTTAAAAGAAAA